TCGCCGACCTGAACAAAGTTCTTAGCCATTCGTTTCCTCCTTAGCGGCCATTAGCGGCAATCTTAGCCGCGCTCTCGGACAGACCCATAGCCTTGAAGGCATCGGTAAGGTCGACAGCCTCTGCAAGGTCATCGTCGTTCTCACGACCCTTGGAGCCCATGCCAGTAACATTAATGCCACCAGACAGCTTGCTGATGTACTCAGCTTCAGCCTTGATAGCCTCCTGGACAGACTTCTTCACCTTGTCCTTGTCGAGCTTCTTCTTGTCGTCCTCATCCTTAGTCGCCATGAACTTACCAGCCTCCTGCTGGATACGCTCCTTGGTGACATCAGGCAGGTCGCTCTCCTTCAGCTCTGCAGCGACGATTGCACCGCACTCAGTAAGCATATGAGCCTCGTTGAGGCGTGCAAGCTCCTGGGTGAGGGTATCAATCTGACCCTGAGCCTCGGAAAGCTGCGTGTTCAGACCATTGATGGTGTTGTCTCGCTCACCAATGGTGTTGAGAGCTTCCTCAAGATTCATAGATTCCTCCTCATTTACATTTTCAAGTGCGTTGTATGGGCTTCGTGCAGCCTCAGCAAACTGAGCCAGAACCTTGCCACCAGCTCCAGCACGAGTCACAAAGTCAACAGACTGGACGAGATTAATCTCCTCGACCAGAAGACCTGCGCGACCCTCAGCTTCACCCTCGTGAACCTTGCCACCAGCGCGAATAGACACGCCGATGTATGGTCCAATCTCGTTCAGAGTCTCACGGAAAGGTTCGAACACGGTAGCATCACCGTAGATGCCAGCACCATTCGCATTGGTCTCCTCATAACGGACGTTCGTGAGTACGCCTGCGAGGTCTCGAAGATCTCGCTCAGGACGCTCGTAGTTGTCGGAGGACTTTGGGTGGTTCCAGAACATCTGCGCGCCCTCAAAAAGTTGTGCAGAAGCTGCAAGAACAGTCTCGGAATAGTAACCAGAAGAACCCCAACCAGGCTGAATGACCTTGACAGGGTACTTGCCTACGGTTTTGTCTGCTTCAGTGAGCAGTGAGCCCAAGAATGTGATGTTATCCATGTTCACCTCCCGTCAAGCCACACATTCTTACAAAGAAACGTGCTGCGAGTGCTTTTCCATGCATGCGCAGCACGTTCTTGAAGAATTATCTCTCTAGTAACAAGGCGAGAAAGCTAAGTTCCATCTGGAATAGTGAGCTTTAACTGCTCTAAGGCTCGAATGTAATGCCATTATCACCTGTGTATGGAACGGTATGGTCGACCTTAGCATTCCAAAACTTGTCGGGAATGCCGTTCGGAAATGCCTTGCAGTAAGGCTTGGCATCTGGAGTGAAGCCTAGAAGATGCTTGCACATAAGGCACATAGGCTGTTTCGCCCTGACAGGCTCATCGACAACACGACCTGGTCCAGGCGAATCCTCATAATGAAAGAAGTCTGTCATCATTTCTCCTCAGGGATGAGCTCAAGCCAAAAGTCTTTTCCACCATTATCGTTCTGCTCAATGTGATGGATCCTAAACTTCGAACCAGGAGCGATCAGATACTCGAATTCGCTCGTCGACTGAGACTCTCCATCCACATAGATACCACAGCCTTTGTTTGCAGGGACATAGATGTGCCAATTATTATCCCTCAAGAATCCGCGACTCTGTACAGAAGTTGAAACAAATCCGAGTTCTTCTCGAATTTCACCTTCCTTCCAGTCGTCACAGAAGTCTCCGTCAAATCCCCTATGCACAGTTAACGGCTGGGTAGTGACACCATATTTGTGAATCGCTTGCTCAGCTTTCTGAACATTTATCTTAGTGTCTCTGTCAATTTTCGCAGGTCTGCCTTGACGGAGATACTTGTTCATCTTGATATATTTGTCACCTGTATATGCGACAATGCCAGATTTGACGTTCCTCGGCATACCAGAGAACGAAATGGTCTTAGACCGTAGAAGACTGGAGGTCTTTTTGAAGGCGCCACCCCCTCTGGAAAGAAAAGCTCTCTCGTCTCCAGATTCAAAGCTATCTCTCGCTCTCAGATCCATGTTTCGATCGTATAGTTCGTCACTGACACCTTCCATATCCCACGTATCCCACTTAGGAACGCCAGACTTACTGGCACGTTTGGAAGCCACCTTCCCAGCCTTTGTTTTCTTGCTTGGAGTAACCTGTTGCACCTGAGAGGAAACGGTCTTGCTCGGTGAGTTTTTCGTGATTTTAACAGCACTGTTGGTGTACTGCTTACCATACAGGGCATCGATTGGCTTACCTAGCATGTCTTCTTCAAGGATGTCCTGAAGGAAATCGCATCGGCATCCTGGGAAACGAGGCGGATGCATATGACCACTGGGGAACTCTTTGTTAATCGGTATCCAGCCGACACGCTCGTTCTCCTTGCAGCCATCAGACACACGGTCGTCCTCAAGCGTCTGCCATGCCTTCATCATCTTAATGCCATTTTCCTGAAGGTAGTTGCCGACCTGAGCGTTCCCCTCGCAGTAGGCATTCGCTAGCTCTGTAACCGCAACCAGCACAGCACGATTGGACACATGCTTCTGAGGCATGGGGACTGCGAATTCCTCGAACTTGTTTTTGATCTCTTTGGCTATGTCGTTGTAAGACGCACCAGACTTGACACCATCAGAGACAATGTGTGCAATTTCCTTGCGAGTAGTGTCGTTAATCTGTGTTACAGCCTCTGCAGCGTGCTTCTTAGCGTACTCTTGTGCCCTGAGGTTAGGAAGCGACACCCATCCAGACTTGTCAGCCTTAACGGACGTCGTGCCGACAGTCTTTGATGGTGAAGTCTTTGACGAGGAAGCTTTCGGAGCGTTAAGATTGTAAGCAGACTTGGCATTCGAATACGGAAGACCGTCTCCCCCTTGCTTCGTAGTCTTAATGGCAGTCTTGCCAAAATCTTTGGCATAGCTTTTCGTGGCGTTCGAGTCTATCTCGCCATCTTTAAAAGGAGTGCCGACGCCATTTGTGGGAGAGAATTTATTGTATGATGAGCCATCATAAGCGACATATTTGGTCTTACCGTCGTCGCTTCTGTATGCACCAATTTGCCAATTGCTACCAAACGTACCTAGGAATACGATGCTGCTCTCCTGAAGAGAGGTACCATCGGGTGCACTGGCGGATTCAGATGAAGTTGACGACTTCGACAGGGATGAGAAGAACCATCCAGTGCACCCGAGGTCACGGCATTGCTCTACAGCGCCTGCAAGCCACACTCGATAAATGTAATTCTCGATTACACGCTGCAATTCAGCAGAGTGTCGCTTGACCTCGACTCTTATTATCGCGCTATATTTGTTCTTTAGATCACGGGAATCACGAGGTTTTTCTGCTTCGAGGATTTCATCTCCCTCAGGCAGTCGCTCCTCAATACCCTTCCACGTAGCCCAGAACACAGCTGCAACGTCAAGAGCCATAGCAGAAGCCCACGGCTGAATGATGGCATTGTGCTTTTTGATAGCCAATGCATTGCGATACTTGGCTATGGTGCCGTAGGGTTCTGCCATTAGTGATGCCTCCATTCGAACTTCTGTTCATCGACAATTCGCTTTGCGATTTCCTCAGGGTCTCGGAACAGATCTATCAAGGCAAACGGAATAAAAGCGACTACCATGATAAGAATCAACACAAAAGACTCTACATCCATCAGATGCCCTTCTCCCTAAGCTCAGCCACCATGTTGTCGAGCAGCTGAATGTAGGACTCTTCGACCTCGCCAGCAGCCTTGTCTGCCTTATCCTCAGGTGTCTTGGCATTCTTGACATCGTCGCTGTTCTTCTTGGCATCGTCAATTGCTCCTGCAGCCTTAGCCGCCTGAGCTGCCTGCTGGTCTGCAGCGGACTGCTGTCCCATGGCGATCTCGAGAGCCTTCTGCTGCTTCTCCTCTTCGACCTCATCCCAGCTCTTCGGATCATCGGGGAACAGCTTGTCTACAATGTCCGTGTCCTCACCGAGTGCAGTGAGCAGCTGGGTGGTAGCAGTCTTGAGGTCAATAGTGTTAGCAGGGGTCTGCCCAGACAGAGTGACGCTCTTCACGATGGCATCAATGCGTTCGTTGACGTCCTCCTGGAGGATGGGCGGGAACTTGACATCGAACGCACGATCGAGATCGCCTGTGTCAACATAGGACTCGCCATAGTCGTTGAACGATCGAACGCCCTTGAGCTTACCGCCAGGTTTCAGCGCAGACTGGTCGATGACGTACCCCAGCACCGTGCTGAAGATGTCCGTCCACAGCTCCTGACGCTCCTGGAACATAAGGAGCATAGGCTGTTCCATTGCCTTGGCAGTAGCAAGGTTACCAG